GGGTTAGTTGCTCAAATGCAACTTAATATATCACATTCGGGTGAGACACACCGAAGTTTAAGCCTCCGAAAGGGGGCTTTATTTATTTTATACCAAATGGAAAAGAAAAAAGTAATAGTTTACGTTGACGGCTATAACTTTTATTATGGCCTAAAGAACGGTAAGGAAAAGTGGCGTCGCGCTTATTGGCTTGACGTAGCTAAGTTTTTTGAAAACATGATGCAACCCGATCAGGAGTTGGTGGAGGTGCATTATTATTCGGCACGTCCACTTAACGACCAACAAGCCTACGACAATCAAGATGATTTCTTTTGTGCCAATCAGGAGAATCCAAAGTTCAAGCTACATCTGGGCAGATACAAGAAAAAGAAATTCAAATGCAAGAATTGCGGTTTCAAGAATGACACATTCGAGGAAAAGGAATCGGACGTGAGGGTGGCTACTGGTATGCTTGTAGATGTGTTTAGTAAACGGTGTGATATTACGGTTGTCGTTTCAGCAGACAGCGATATGATACCATCGGTTGAGATTATCAAGAACTTTGCCCCGGAACATCCGGTTTATGCTTTTATACCGCCTACGCAGAAATCTTACGCTTTAGTTAGCAAATGCGACAAAACAATTTGGCTTGAAAGATATAAGGCACGTTTCATTCAATCAATGTTGCCCGAAGAAATCACATTGAAGAACGGGCACACGGTGCGTCGCCCTAATAATTGGCAATAGTATAACAACGATATAGCCCCGGTAGGCACCAGCCTATCGGGGCTTTTTCGTGCCCTTTTCCTACCCCATAGGGCTGCAAAATGTTAAATTTTGGTATAAGTAAGTAACTTTTTACCGAAAATCTTTGGTGCTTTAAACTTTTTTATGTATCTTTGCAGTGCTTAAAATTCAAATGCGGTACAGATGTTGCCGCCGTTCACCGTAACGTAGCGGCTATTTTTGTATCCATACCATAATAAAATTAATAGGATATTTCTATATAAAGAGATAGCCGTGCCGTGTCGGGTAGCAGAAATGCCCCGGAGGTGTTCGCATTTGAAGCCTTAGCAACACGTAGCACGGCCTTTTTGTTTTTGCTAAAATACAAATGCGATGTCAAGTAACGTATCAGATCAAAATCCTGTAGAGCAGGTAGCGGAAGTGGTGCAGGTTGCACCCACCGTCCAAGAGTTAAGTTTGGTAGCAGTAGAAAACGAGCACGCCGTTACTACATCTTTGAGAGTAGCGGAGGTTTTCGGAAAGGAGCACTACAACGTAATGAAAGCAATTAAGTCATTGGATTGCAGCGAAGAATTTAGAGCCGTCAATTTTAACGCCTCTAAAATCGACTACCAAAATGGCAACATCAAAAAGCAGTTGCCAATGTATTACATTACCCGTGATGGCTTCATGTTTCTTGTTATGGGTTTTACCGGAAAGACGGCGGCTAAGTGGAAAGAGGCTTACATCAAGGCGTTCAACGAAATGGAGGCTAAGATAAGAGCCGAGCAGATGGCGAAAGCCATTGAGGAGCACGACAGAAAGGAAGCCGAGGAGTACGAGAAACTTCTGGAGCGAGAGGAACGAGAGGAGGCGGCGATAGATGCACGCGTGGCAGCTATGCCGCCAGCCAAGAGCAGAAAGCGACAGGCAGAGCCACAAGCCAGAGCCAACGAGCAGACGGGCGGCATCATCATTGAGGACTACAACGGCAGGCGTGTGGTTTCGTCGCTAACACTCGCCAAGCTGCAAGGGCGTGAACACCGCTACGTTTGTGAGAGCGTCCAGCGTATGAAAAAATATTTCGTGCGCCCTGGTAGCGTCATTTTCAGATGTGGCAGAACGGTAAACCGAGGCTTTGGCAAGGGCTACGAAAGCCCGACGGGTGTAGTGTACTATATTACGGCAGAGGCTTTCAAAGTGATGTGCAAGCATTGTACGACCATAGACAAGGACATGCAAAGTGAGGTCCGCAAGGCTTTTCGCAGAGCACAGGGACCAAAGAACCACGGCAAGCCTGTAGCGGCAACCCAAGCACCACAGCAGACCAAGCCAAAAGCCCCTACCACCCCACCGACGCCGACCGAGACGGCAAAGCCTCAGCCTCAGCAGGGCAAGCCGACGGCGGCAACGATGCCACAGACCCCAACCGACCTTATGCAGCGTTTTGTAAAGGCCGTGGGCGTGATGATGGGAATGGATACAGACAATTTAATGAACTTAATGAATAAAGGAGAATAAGATATGATAGTTACAGATAAGAAACACAAGGACACTATTTCAGTAAGCAGCAACTTGAACACTGATGCAGAGGATTTAAAGAAGAACATCGCCGAGGTGTACGATTTCGTTAACGACCTTATGGCAGGTTTGCCGGAGGATGTGAAGGTAAGTGCGAGCAAGGTGCGAAGCGTGCAGGGCACGTTGGAGTATCTTCTTAACTACTGTTGGATTGAGGACGCAGACGAATAAAATATGGGAGGACACGAATATGAGATACAAGAAGCCTAAGAAAGTTACAAGTCTGGTGATAACAGACCGTGACGGAATGCCGGTATATAATGCCGACACGTTCCGTGATGCGATCAGGCAGACACGCGACTACGTAAAATGGTTGCTGGAGGAACTGCCACCCGACTACGAGTTGAGAATACACGGTTTGCTTGATGCCATGTATCCGCTTGAATGGCTCACCGAGGATGCCGTTATAAAGACGGTGACCAACAAGCCATAGGGACACGATCCCGACATTACCATAACCCACATACATAGCCGCTGCATCGTAATGGTGTAGCGGCTTATTTCGTTAAATGATATTAATATCAATAACATTTTACTCTATTTATTTTGATATTCAAATAAATATCATTATCTTTGCATCGTGAAATTTAATAAAGCAATGAAGTACAATGAACTTGAAAGAAAACTAAGAAAAATCGGGTGTTACGACACAAACAAGCAAATGGCAGGACACCCAATCTGGTACAGTCCGAAGACTGGCAAGGAGTTTAAGATGAGCAACCACGGTGGCGAGGAAGTCGCAACGGGTACGCTCAGAGCAATTAAAAAGGCGGCAGGGCTTATTTAAGCCCCCGTCTTTTACAAAACAGATTTATAAACAGAACATTAAGGAGATACAACAATGAGACAGGTTAAGGCAGTTATCGAAAGAGCAAGCGACGGAACGTATAGCATTTACAGCGATGCGGACGATTTAAGCTATCTGATAACAGGCACGGGCAAGACCGTGGAAGAGGCTAAGAAATGCTTTGAGGATGGTTATGCGGATATGAAACGCTACTACGAAAAAGAGGGCAAGGAGTTCACCGAGGTAGAAATGTGCTATTGCTATGATATGGCGTCATTTCTTGCCTATTACTCAAAGGTGCTTTCATTGGCGGGTTTGTCACGTCTGACGGGTGTAAACCCACAGCAGCTTAGCCACTACGTTACAGGGCGTCGCAATCCGTCGCCAAAAACCGTAAAGAAGATTATGGACTCTATCCACGCTTTTGGCAAGGATCTAAGCACAGTGCAGTTTGCTTAATATTGAATTTCACACGCTACGTTTTCAAGTTCACTTTATATAAACGCCGTTAGGGCGTTATCTTTAGCCGTGTCGGGTTAACGCCCGATGCGGCTTTTTTGTGCCTTTTAGCCTAACAGCCAAAAACTATTTTCTTAAAAAACTAATAATTTTACCACGTTGCGCCAACGTGCGCCACGATGCGCCCAACGGCATTTGGATTTTGCAAAATACGATTGTATTTTTGTAGCGGCTCATTAGCCGTTTGGCATGAGGGCCTCGGATATTTTACTCATAATTTAAAGGACAGAACACCGCCGGAGCGAAAACAGTAAGATAGTTGACAGCATTCAAATTGCCGTAGCTTTGGCGGTTTTGTATGAAACGACGGATGGCAACATTTTGGAACAACATAAAACGATTATTCAGCCGTGAGGCAACAGGCGCTGACACAGCCGGCACCGCGCGCCCCACCACCGTAAGGACTGGTGGCGGCGTGGCGGTGTTTGCAGCCTGGGGCGGTGACGCCATGACGGTTGCAGCGGTATATCGGTGCGTGACGCTTCTAAGCGAGAGCGTGGCGAGCCTACGTTTGCAGTACATGCGGTGCAGGGATGGACGCTATCAGGAAGACACGGCAAGTGATCTGCATTATCTTCTGACCGTGCAGCCTCAACCCGAAATGTCGGCGTTTGACTTCTGGACGATGGCGGTGCGCCTGATGCTCACTGAGGGAAATGCCTACATCTACCCACGCTATGTACTGGGAGAGTTGACCGACTTAGTGCTTTGCCGACCTCACACCGTGACCCACGACCCACTGAACAGCCGTTACTACATAGCCGATGCCTATAATGGAGTGTTCGGCACATTCGAGGAAAAGGACATCATACATCTTTACTTGCATTCCTCAGACGGGCGCAGGGGCGAAAGCGTGCTGACCCATGCAAGGCGCACGATGGATATTGCCACGGCAGGAGATGCGGAGACGGAGAACCGGTTTACCAATGGCGGCAGTGTTCGCGGCATTATCAGCAACGACAAGACTACTACGGGATTTGGCGAGTACCAGGACAAGGAACTGGAGAAGACAGCCGAAAGCGTGGATAGCCGTTTCAGCCGGGGCGAGCGTATAGTAAGTTTGCCGGGGCAGGTGGACTTTAAGCAGATTTCGCTTTCTTCCACGGATATGCAGTTTTTGGAGAGCCGAAAGTTTACGGTGCGCGAGATATGCCGTTTCTTTGGCGTTCACCCATCTTTCGTGTTTGATGATACGAGCAGCAACTACAAAAGTGCTGAAATGGCAAACGTGGCTTTTCTTTCCAACACGCTCAACCCGATATTGAAGCGTATAGAATGCGAACTGACCCGAAAGCTGATACCGCGGTCTTTGTGTTGCAAACGCCGTTTTCTGTTTGACCGCAGGGGTATTTACTCAATGGATTTGCAGTCACTTGCCGACTATCAGAAAAAGACGATCGAGAGCGGCATATACACCGTGAACGATTGGCGCAGGATGGAGAACCAACCTACCATCGACGGAGGCGATACGGTTTATCTTTCTACCAATCTTGCACCACTGGGCAGTGAAAAGCTATCGGGCACAGCTGCAAAGGGAAATGACAACAACGATAAAAACAACGGAGAATGAAAAAGAAAAGAACAATAGCTATTGTGTCGGGGCTTCGCATTCGTGAGGCTACCGACGGAGCAGAGAGCCGCACAATTGAGGGCTATGCCCTGAAGTTCGGTGTACGTAGCCGCCTTTTATGCGATTGGTGGAACAACTATTACGAGGTGCTGGAACCTGGGTGCGTGACACGCGAGATGCTGGACAAGCAGGACATCAAACTTACGATGTTCCACGACCGACAGTTGGTTTTGGCGCGTAGCAACAAGGGCAATGGTACTTTAAGCTACGAGGTTGACAAGGTGGGCGTGAAGTTCTGGGCAGAAATGCCGCACACGGTTGACGGCGACAAGGCTTTGGAACTGGTAAGCCGTGGCGATATTGCCGGGTGCTCATTCATCTATTCTACTGATGAGGGCGACAGCGAGAACGCCGTGAGCTACGAGCGTCTGGACGAGAAAGGCGACGATGGCGAGGATATTCTTTTGCGCCACGTGAAGCGTATTGACAACGTTTACGACTTCACCATTACCACCGACCCCGCCTATGAGCAGACCGACGTAAGCAAACGTGAGGTGGAAGCGGCAGGCATCAAGTTTGAGCAGCAGCCGAAGCCTAAGCAGATAGACGAGAGCAAGAAGCGTGAACGTATCAATGCGGTGCGTGAGCGTATAGCAAGTGTTGGCCGCAATCTGTAGAGGCGGCTTCTATATATATATATGTTTTTTAGTTACTAATTTTAATCATTGACAGATGAAAAAGGAAAAGTTTAATTTTCGTGAAGCCTACGAGCGCATGGACGTAATCAAGAACCGCCTCGCAGAAATTGCGCAGGGCCTGGAGAACGACAAGGAGCGCGAAGACTTCACCGATGCGGAAAAGGGAGAACGTAAAGCCCTTTACCGTGAAATGGACATCCTCGAAATGAAGATCAAGGCGGCTACCCCTACGTTAGAGGTTATGCGCCGTGAGGACATCGAGGAAGTAAATAAGCAGATGCGTGAGTGCGTTAAGACCGGACAGCGTTTTGAGTTGAAGATCAGCCGTGCCGTGGCTTCTGACTTTGGCGGCAACACTTCGGGTTATCTCAACCCAGGCAGTTCTACCAATCCGTCACCGGTCACCATGGGCGACATCGTAGAACCATTGTATGCAAAGACCATTCTTTCGGCAATCGGTTCGCCATTGCTCACCGGACTGAAAGGCAACTATCAGTGGCCTGTAATCGAGACATTCGCCGCTACCATCAATGATGAGGGCGTGGAACTGGGTGATACCAAAATCGAGGCAAGCAAGCTTTTGGCAAAGCCTGAGCGTATCGGTGTGGCCGTGCCTATCACACGTGAGGCACTTAACGAGACTGACGACCTTTTGCAGCTTGTATGTACCCAGTATATGCCAGTTGCGGCAGCCGCCCTTATGAACAAAATCATGTTCAGCACCACAAAGGTGGAAAAGGCTACCAATCTTGTAGGTCCATTCGTCAACCTCAAGGCAGCTAACAAAAAGACCTATAAGGGTGAAGCACCTACCCTCGCCGAGCTTCTTGCACTCAAGGGCATTGTTTTGGGTGCCAACATCATGCCGGAGGGACTTTGCTACGTAATGACAGAGACCACAAAGGCACTTTTGGAGGGTACGCCAAAGTGGAGCGGTGCAAACCAGGCTATCGTTGATGAGAACGGCAAGATTTCGGGTGTACCGGTATTCTGTAGCTCATACGTGGCTGAGGGTTCGGTATTGTTCGGCTCATTCAAGTATGCCCCACAGGGCTTGTTTGGTGAAATGTCTATCATCATCGACCCTTATACACTCGCACGTAAGAACTCTATCGACTTCGTGCTCAATGCCGACTACGCTATTACCACATTGCGTGAGGAGGCGTTTGCCATGTTGTCTAAGGACCCGGCAGTGGCAGCGGCAGCAGGCACCAAGGGTTAAGTAAGTAATCACAATTTATAAAGTTATAACGTTATGGCAGTAGTGAGTTTGGCACTTTTCAAGAAGCACGTAAGGGCTGATGATTTCGCCGATGATGACGAGTATTTGCAGCATCTATTAGATACAGCGGAAAGCGCAGTTATCACGGCAACCAACAGAACCCAAGAGGAATTGGCGCAGATGGGTAACGGACATGATGTACCTACCCCCATAAAACACGCTATAATGATGTTGGGCGCACATTGGTACAATCAGCGTGAAAGTGTGAGTAGCGTGCAGATGCACGCCGTGCCTGATTCGCTACAAGCCTTAATTAAACCCTATCGGAAATTAGCGGAATGAGAGCAGGAGAAATGAAATATCGTTTGCAGTTGTTGAAGCCTACGGCGACAACAAACGACTACGGCGAGGAAGCGACAACCTACGAGCCTATACGTACCGTATGGGCAGAGAGGAAGAAGCAGAGTGGAAACCGTAGCGAGGAAGTGGGCGAACATTTCCCCGACTATCGAGCCGAATTTAATGTGAGGGACGCACACCCAGTTAAAGAAAACTGGAGAGTGCAGCAGTTAGGTGGCTACCTTTATACGGTAGTTGCTATCATCCCTAACATTGATAGAGGTATGAACACTTTAGTTTGTGAACGAGTAAACGAGTAGTCAGATTTTGCAATAGTCTGTTTTCTTAATGTATATGCAGCCAGAACGATGAGAGAAACCGTTACCGACATCAACAAGCCGTTTGCCGATGTTTACAAGGCACTCGACATGAAAGACCAACGCAAGGCTATGCGAAGTGCCATGCGCAGGGAGGGCAGCCGCCTGAAAAAGGCGGCAGTCTCCAATCTGGGACAAAGCGGCATTGGCAGTGGCACAAAGCGCAGTCTTTCAAGCGGCATCTATGTGCGTACCTACCCCGATCGCTACGGCCTGGGCTTCATGGTAAGCGTTAAGCCACACGGTAGGCGCAAGGGCATCCACCTCAACCGTCAGAACATGGAAAAGCCTGTTTTGATGTGGGCAGAGGACGGAACACGCCAAAGACATGTAGGACGGCGTATTTCATCGTTTTTCGGTAAAAGCAGGTTCACGGGCAAGAAAATAAGGCAGTATCTACGAGGCGGTGGGAGCCGCGGCAAGATGAAGCGTTACGCTTTTCTCGCCAAGACAGAGCAGCAGACCGCCGACAGCGTGGAAACCAACCTTTTCAACAACTTGCAGAACAACGTGGAAAAGGCAGCAAGAAAGCAGGGACTTTTATAACATATAGCTATGGCACTGAAAAAGACATCATTAAGCGCGGGCAGCATTATTCGCGATATTCTTCTATCTAACGAGGAAGTGAAGCGGAGAACAAACAAGGTTTTCCCCATCGTGATAGACAACGCCCAACTACCTTATATATTATATCGCCGTGCGGCATTGGCACACAATCCCACTAAGCAGGGAACGCCGGGAGCCGACACCGTGACTATGGAGGTGGTTTGCTATACGGCAAAGTATGCCGAGGGCGTGGAACTTGCCGAGGCAGTGCGCCAGGCACTCGACTACGCAAGCGGAGAACACGACGGCGTGAAAATGCGCAGTTGTACGCTTGCCGACAGCGAAGAGGGCTACGAGGATGATGCTTTTGTGCAGCAGCTTGTTTATCAAGTCAGAATTTAAGTAATTTAGAACCATTTAGTTTTTATAGTTATGGAAGATACTGGATATATCAATGGTAGCGACCTTTTGCTTAAGGTTGGAGGCAAGGCGGTGGGACATTGCACAAGCCACACCCTCACTTTCAACAGTGAGACAAAAGACCGTGCCGTCAAGCCTGTAGCGGATGCCGCCAAGAGCAGCGGACTTTGGAAGGGCAAGGGAGTGACTGGTTTGTCAATCTCTATCAGTGCCGAGGGTTTGCGCTTCTATGGCGAGACCGAGAACGGACACGAGCAGATTGCACCACTTTGGGGCAAGGGCGCAAGTGTGGAGGTTGAGGCATTCAAGCGAGGTGGTGACAAGACACCTTATGTAAAGGGTAACTTTGTTATCGCCTCATTGGAGGAGACAAGCCCGGCGCAGGACGATGCTACTTACAGCGTGTCTTTGGAGAACGACGGCGAGCCTGAGACCTACCCGGGCAAGGATGCGGCAGCGACGCAGGCAACAGACACCGGCAAGGCAGTGAGCAAGTAACGCCCACATGAAACAAAGGCCATATTGTTTTTTAATATAAATGTTTGATTTGTTGAACTATTAGTTAATTGTTGATTTATGTCAAAGATTGAAATCATGATCAACGGCAAGGCATACCCCTGTAGGCAGACTATGGGGGCTATGCTTCGCTTTAAGAAAGAGACCGGCAAGGAGGTGACGGAGTTAGGCAACAGCCTATCGGATATGTGCGCCTATCTGTTTTGTTGCGTAGCGTCAGCCTGTAAGCACGATGGCGTAAAGTTCGATATGTCGCTTATGGACTTTGCCGACAGCCTCACGCCCGAAGACCTCAACAAGTGGACGGACACTGTAAACGCCACGGCAGACCAGGCACCCGAGGACACCGACACGGAGGGCGAAAAAAAAAGTTAGGCATCTTCGACATTCTGGGCATAGCCGTTGGCAACATCGGTTTGTCCTACAATGATTTTTGCGTCTTCACGCCCGAGGAGTTCAGCCACATATACAAGGCATACAGCGAGGAGCGGACGGCGCAGTATCAAGACAGTTGGGAACGTATGCGTATGCTTGCGGCAATAACCATACAGCCGTATGCAAAGAAAGGGCTAACGCCCCACGGACTTCTACCCTTTCCATGGGAGAAGAAAAAGCCGGAGCATACGAAAGCAGCCCCGGCAGTATCTAAGGAAGATGCGTTAAAGCGTTTTGAGGAAGTGTTGGGAAAAGTGGGAAACGGCTAAAGTGCGCCGTAGTACCAAGGTGTATGCCCACCATCCTTATATGGTTTGCGTGAATCATATTGCCCATAAGCTACGAGCATGAACAGAATACTAACCAAAAAGGCAATGCAACCAAGGAACAGCAACGAAACGACAACAGCGGCGAAAGAGGCAATAGTGATGTTTCGCCAAAGTTTTCTTTCTTTGGTTTGCCTTTTTGCCGATATGTTTCTGTTTTGTCTCATACTTCTAATCCATTGGGTTACGCCACAAAGATACAAAAAATATTGATTACTTAGTTACTTATACGCTGAAAATATGGCAAAAGAAATAAAGTTTAACATTAAGTTGCTCATTGACGGCAAAGAGCAGTTAGTTACCGCCTCAACATCGGCAAAGGAACTGCGCGACAATCTCGATGCCGCCAAGAGCAGTGCCGCCAAGTTCCGGGAGAAGATGATTACGGTAAACCAGACGGTTGTGGCTTTGCAAAACGCTTCGAGTGCCATAAATGGTTTGCGTGACACGATGGCAGGGCTAACGGCGAGCTACAATGCCGTGCAGCAGGCCAACACACAGCTTACTACCGTGATGCGTCAGCGTATGGGCGCAACCGAGGAGGACATCAAAAAGGTTAATGAGGTTATCGGTGCGCAATCCAAGTTGGGTGTTATCGGCGGTACGATACAGAAGACAGGCGCACAGCAGATAGCAACCTTTTTGAAAGAGAAAGGCACGTTGGAGCAGCTGATACCAGCCATGAACGACCTTTTGGCACAGCAGAAAGGTTTGAACGCCACGCAGGAGGATGCAAGAAGTGTGGCAAACCTCATGGGCAAGGCCATGACTGGGCAGACATCGGCGTTAAGGCGTGTGGGTATCACGTTCAGCGAGGCCCAAGAAAACATTATGAAGTACGGCACGGAGCAGCAGCGTGCCGCCATGTTGGCACAGATTATCACCGATAATGTGGGACACATGAACGCCCAACTGGGCAAGACTGATGCAGGACAGCTGAAGCAAGCCGAGATGCAGTTTGCAGCCATTAAGGTACAAATCGGTGAATTGGTTTCCAAATGGTTGCCTAAGATTACATTTGCGGCACAGGCGTTGACTATCGTAAATTCCATGATTTCGTTAGGCAACAGCATAAAGGGCGCAACAATGGTTATCGCCAATTTCGGCATAACGACAAAGGCGGTGAATGCCGTTTGCATAGGTTTCAGAGCATCCGTTGTTGGCTTGACAGCCGTAACGAGAGTGATGCAAGCGGCATTTACCGGGGCGACCATCGGAGCGACCACCCTAAAGGTAGCCATTAAGTCTTTGCTTATTTCTACAGGTGTGGGCGTGGCAGTCTGGGCATTGACGGAAGCAATTTCGTATCTTGCCACTTCATCGGATAAGGCGGCAGGAAGCACCAAGCAACTGACAGCCGAGGAAGAGGCGGCGCAAGCTGCAAGACAGCAGGAGGCGCAGCAGAGAGCCGAGATTTCGGCGGCAATAGACATCAACATAGCCAAGCTAAAGGCGTTCAAGGGCAGCAAGGAGGAAGAAAAGAAACTTGTTGGCGAGATGAACAATATCTACGGTGATGCTATGGGCTACTATTCCACCGTGGCGCAGTGGTACACGGCACTTGTTGGCAACTCCAAGGCGTACTGTAATCAGATGATTAACGAGATACGCATTAGGGATTTGGCTAACAAGGCGGCGGACTTACAGCAGAAACGGCACGACTTCACCCACGACGACAACGGTAAGACACGCCGTTTCAGCAAAAAGCGCAAGACCCGACAGGTTGCAATAGGGCAAGTGGACGCGGGGGACGGCAAGATTATTCCACAGTATGCAGATGTGGAGGTCAAGGGGTCAAGCGACTACGAGAAAGCCAACGCCAAGGTTACAGACCTTTACCGGAAGGAGCAAAATGTGAGAAAGCAAATGGAAAGTCTGGTAAGGGAAAATGCCAAAATCACATACAAGCAGTATGATGGTTACAGCAAGACAGCCCCGACCACACCGACCAAGACCACGACACCAAAGACAACTGACAAGAAAGATGAACCGAAAACCCACGTAGAGGAACTACAGGCGCAGTTGGCGGCGGCACAAAAGGAAATGGGCAACGCCATGACCGTAGATGCAAGGGTAAAAGCCGATGCAAAGGTAGCCGACATACAACGGCAGATAGACGAAGCTACAAAGGGTAAGGTATCTATCGGGGCAGAGACAGAACCAACATACATTGTGCAGGGAAGCGATGCCGACAAACGACAGAGTCGAACCAATGCACAACACAACATTGACCGGATAAGGCAGGACTTTGAAATAGGACTTATCGGCAAGGAAGATGCCGAAAGGCAAATAGCCGACATTAACAAACAGCTTGAAAAGTTGGGCGTTAAGCCGATAGAGGTGCATTTCAAAACCTACATCGAGGAACTGCAAGAACAGTTGCACGACGCACAGCAGGAGTTTGAGGAAGCCACCACAATAGATGCAAGGGTGAAAGCCGATGCCAAGATAGCCGACATACAACGGCAGATAGACGAGACTACAAAGGGTAAGGTATCTATCAAGGCAGAGACGGAACCAACATACATCGTGCAGGGAAGTGCCGCCGACAAGAGACAGAGCCACAGCAACGCCCAGAATAAGGCAAACCGCATACAAACCGACTACGAGATAGGAATCATAGGTAAGGACGAGGCACTGAAAGAGATTGAGGATATAAACCGACAACTCGCAGAAATCGGATTGAAGCCTATAAAGATTGAACTTGACAGCAAGGGTTTTGACAAGGTGTTTGGCGACATCAAAAGCGGTTGGGGAAGTATCCAAGGTGTAGGCAACGGCATTCAGGGCATAAGTGATGCGCTGGAGGGCAACGGCGATGCCTGGCAGCAGGTGACGGGACTTATTAACGGCTTCATTTCCATTGCCGAGGGCATACAGGGTATTGTGGAGTTGTTCGGTATGCTCACAGCTGCAACCTCAGCACACGCGGCGGCATCCACTACCGATGCAGCAGCAACGGCAGGAGAAGCGGCAGCAGCTACAGCCAACACGGCAGCCAAGAGCGGCGAAGCGGTAGCAAATGCCACGGCGAGCGGTGCAAAAATGCCATTTCCTTTGAACCTGGTAGCGATTGCGGCAGGTGTGGCGGCGGTTATTGCAGCACTCGCAGCAGTTTCGGGATTTGCCACTGGTGGTGTTATCGGCGGTACTTCTACATCGGGTGACAAGAAGTTTGCCCGAGTGAACAGCGGCGAGATGATACTAAACAAGTTTCAGCAAGCCCGATTGTTCGGCATGATTGACGGCAAGTTTCAGCCGCCTACCTTTACGGAGCGGAGGTTACAGCCAGTGACGATGCAGAACATAACAAACGACATTGAGCCGACAGCCACGGAGGTAAACATCAATATGAATGCCAACGCACGCAAGATACTTGACATGATTACAGATGTTAAGCGAGTGGCGAAGAAGAGCGGTAAGAACTATAATGTATAACAAATAAAATTCAGTTAATATGTATATACACGGCAGTTTTCTAAGTCAGCAGAGCGATACGATAACGGTACACATCGTTACCGGGAATGATCGCGCGCAGACAATAGAAATAGGTACAGAAAAGGCAGATGTATATTTCAGCGAGGATCCGGCAGAAATCGAAAATGAGGTAAACGACACTTTCGATGTGCTTTTGAGAAATTCAGCTAAAATAAGATTGCTTTGCGGCAACCTGATTAAAGACCTTTTCAGTACCTCATGCCGTGATGCAGTCGTAAACATCTACAAGAACGATACGTGTATCTTTGCCGGGTTCATCGAGCCACAAACTTTGTCGCAGCCGTATAACGACAGATGGGACGAGCTGGAATTAAATTGCATTGATGCGCTTAGTGCTTTGCAGTATAGCAAGTATAAGAATGTGGGCGCATTGGGCGTTATCTATGCTTTCGTCAAGGCAGAGGCAGCACAGCGTAGTTTTTACGATATTGCCGCCGAGATACTGCAAGGAGTTACCGAGGGACTGGATATATTGGGCAACCAAAATATTAAATTCTGGTATGATGGCAGCAAGGCAGTTGATGCACAGACCGCCAACCGATACCAAGTGTTTAAGCAGCTTTCAATATCTGATTTGTTGTTTTTGGGTGATGATGAGAGCGACGTTTGGCAGCAAGACGAAGTGTTGGAGGAACTTTTGAAGTACCTTAACTTACATATCGTGCAAGACGGCTTTAACTTCTATATCTTTTCGTGGGAATCCGTCAAGGCGGCACCCGATAAGATTATTTGGCATGACATCGTAGCCAACAGCACCAAGACAACGGCGCAGCAAGCCGTAACAATCGCTTTGGCTAACGTGGCCGATTGCGATACCACGATAAGCATAGGCGACGTATATAACCAACTTCTATTAACCGCCAAGGTGGAAGACATCGAAAGCGTGATAGAAAGCCCATTGGACGATGATTTGTTGGTTAGCCCATACATCAATAAGCAAAAGTACCTTACTGAGTATTCGAGCGACGGAGAGGGAAAGACCGCCTATAATGCTTTTTATGCTATGACCCACAACCAAAAAACCACGTATGGTGGCGGTGCTATTACTGATTGGTACGTGCAGGTGATGCGTAACAAGCAATGGACGTTTTCGATGAAAGGCAACACAGATATAGACATCGTGGACTATTTCGGCAGCGAGGGAACAAACCAACACGCTTTGCCCGATTGGTTAGGGCAAGCACCGGGGGCGGCTATCATGGCTTTGGGTAGTGTTAAAATCAATACTGCCAACGACGATAATAGCCCGACATCTAAGGTGAACATGACTAACTATTTAGTCGTGTCGGTTAATGGCAATGGAGTGGATAATAACGAAAGCAAGACCTACCCGAGCGTAGCGGACATACAGAAAAATATACCGTATGCCGTATATAATGGAAATAAGGCAGGGGGCGTTTTTTCGCCGTCAGACGAGGAAACAACCAACTATATAGTATTGTCGGGTAAGGTTATCTTAAACCCGATAATGAGGCAGACCAACACGTACACCAACCTACATAACAAGGAGTGGCACGGCGGTTTACCTATGGGTTTAAAGGAAAACGAGATTTACGTATGGCATCAGACCGTACCGAGCCGTAACAATGGTGATGGCAGGTATTACACCCGGCAGTATTGGCAAGCAGAGACACCGGACAAAGAAGTATCATGGCATGAGGGCGCAGATAGCGGATTTTATCCATATACCGGGGAGGGTCCGGAGGAATACGAATTTAAGTACAGCGCAGTAGGCGACAGTACCGACACAATCAGTAAGGTAGCCGTATTAGCCTGTATGTTGGTTATCGGCGACAAATGCGTAGTGGAGACCGGAACCGATGGGCAGACAACCGATTTTGTTTGGCAGAGATACAAGGAACGGAGCGAGTGCCAAAGCGATGATGAATATTATCAGCAATGCTTTACAATTGGCTTTGACCCTAAGATAGGTGATAAGTTGGTAGGCACAGAGTTCAGCATCCAAAACAACATCGACTATAAGATGGGTATTGATGCGGAGGGTATAGCAATACCGATTACCAAGGGCGACAAGATAAGTGGGCAGGTTAGGTTTATGATATTAGGCCCTGTTAATGCTACATGGGACGTTATCACACGCCACCACCCTACCTTTTTCAGACACACAAAGTGGAGCAGCTCATCAGTACCGCTTTTAGCCCATGTTAGTAGCATCCTGATTAAGTCGTTTGAGGTTAAAGTTTATAGCGATAATGGACTAATCAGCAATGGCAATGATGATAACGATATTATCTATATGAGCGACACCAAAGAAACCTTTGTGAACAAAAAGGACGATTTGGAGTTTAAGATAAATTCGGCATTGACCGCCACGGAGTGCGCCCAGTTGGGAGTTAGCAATACGGTGAAGTTATCCACACCGTTGAATATATCAACCGGGGACGGAGTGTTAGAGGTGTACGACCGAAACGGCAACGTTAAGGCAAAGCCCGAACAAATCTACGTGGATAGTTATTATACTGAATACCATAAGCCACGTATCGTGATGGAGCAGAAACTAAGGGACATTGATAATGTTGTTAGTCTGTTTAACCATTATCGCCACGAGGCTTTGGGCAAAGAATTTTTCGTGCAGGGCATCGGCAGAAACCTTATTGAGGGACGTGCCGACCTCACATTAAAGGAGATTGGCACATGATCGAAGTTAAGCAGATAGCAAAACCCAGGAACAGCGGCAGCGGTGGGGCATCCACCGGAGGCGGCAGCTATGGAAGTATCGGCAAAATGACCGAGGAAGCCAAGCACGCAGCCAAAGCCGATATAGCGACACACGCAGAGCAAGCCGAGTATGCAAACCGTGCCGGATATGCGAGCCGTGCCGCCTATTCCGATTTAGCCGGAGACGTTGCAGAGGATAGCCCGATTAACGACCACTTTTTGTCGAAGATTACCGCCGACATAGCGCAAGGGCACATTACTTTTCAGCAGGGTTTAACGGCTATCGGTTTGGCAATATTCAAGGACGGCGCACACTTTGGCGAGTTCGTCAAATCCCTGTATGCAGGTAAGGGCGCAGGTATTGACGCACAAGGTAACGCCGAGGTGGAAAGCCTAAGAGTGCGCAGTTACTTCGAGTGTTTGGAATTGATAGTAAACCGATTGTCAGCAATCGAGGGCGACCAACTTCTAACGGAAGCGGACACAATCGAGAGTGTGGACGATTTGGGCGATGGTTGTTTTGGTTTGCACCTGAAAAGCAAGTGGGACGGATATTTTACCGCCCAAGCCGAAAACAATGTACTTAAAGGTATTATCAATACTTTGGCGCAAGGTAGCGGAAAGTATTACACGGCATGGTTTAGAGTTAATAGCGTTAATACCGCTAACAACTACATAGAGGTGACGCAGTACCCGGACACAGAAGTACCAAGCGGCAAGAACTACCCACCATGCGAAATGATGAAGATTGCAAGATGGGGAAACCAAACGGACATGAAACGCCAAGATTGTTTGTACCTGTCGAGCACAGAGGGGCGAATCGTCAAGCTAAAGGGAGTGACTAAGCCGATTTTGGATAACGCCAACTATGGCGCAGCTTTCGGCAATTTGCCAGAATTTGTGTACGAATTATTGGACGATAACGGCAACCCTTTGCCAATACGTGATGGTTTAGACTATATGTATATACCGGGTATCGTCACAATGGACGTTATCAGACTTAACAAGTGGACTGGTAAGCCGTTGGTTACGTATGTGGATCGTGGGGCGTGGACGCAGAGCGGTAAGTACTATTGCGATGCTATCAACCCGGACACCGGGGAGTATGAGACATCAGACGTTTGGTTTAATGGCTGCAAGTACAGATGTTGCAAGAACCTCACAACGACCGCCCCGGCATGGAACAATACCGATTGGGCGATGATCGAGGGAAACCCAGACTTTGCCGTAGATTTCCAAGAGCCTGAAAGTATCTTAGACCCGGACAAAATAGATCTCACGCTAACCATCGTGGCGACCCTGTATAATATGAATATCACAGACGATATTTTGGACGCAGACGTAATGTGGACGAGATACAGCGAGGACGCAGAGGGAAACGAGAGAACGGCAAGCGACAATGTTTGGAGTTTGCGCCACGCCAATGCCGGAAAGTCTTTGCACCTTACAGCCGAGGACATGGATTTTAACGGTTATATGCCTAAAGTTATACGCTTTACGGCTACCGTTACTTTACGTGACGGCATGGGCAACGAAGCAGCAACGGCGGCAGTCAGTTACGAGTATTAATTTAAATATAGCGCAGTTATGAAGACAAAAAGATTTGATTTCAACTTTAAGCCACTGCAAATTAATGTTAGCATGGTGGTTGAGGGCGGCGTATCGGATAGTCAGAACTACGACGCAGACACCGACACATATACGCCCGACTATACCATAGACGCATCTAATTTAATAGTGCAGCCGGAAATTGGCAGACTTGACAAAGATGAGATTTTAACGCCGGGCTTGATTAATCAAGACCTCACTAATGTAGTCTGGTATGAGGTGAACAAAGGAGCAGCCGACACCCTGATAGATAGCACTAACCCAGACTTTGAAGTAGTCAGCAAGGGACCAAAGGCAGGACGTATTAGGATCAAGAAGAACGCCAAGCCACAGATACCTATGAATCTACGATTTGAAGCCGACTACAAAGACCCACGTACTAATCAGGTGTACCACATCATCAAGCCGCACCAAGTGCAGTGCAAGAACGCCACCGCATACACGCCACTTCTGGTATTGGATGCCGCCGCCCAAACTATCTACAACCCATTGAGCGACCCGGACACCCAAACAGTACACGCATCATTGAGATTGGGTGTTAATGAGTGCCCGGAGAATAAGCGTTTGTTTGTGTGGGAGGTAATGAGAGAAGACGGAACATTTACCGCCGTAGGCAGTGACACCACGTTAGACTATGACGTAGTGGTAGCAGAAGACGGAAACAGTTGTACCGTTAATCGTAGCCTCATGGGTACAGAGCTTTATTTGCGATGCCGGGCGAAGTATAGCCCGGACGGAAACCCAAGCAGCGTAACACTATCGGACAACGCCCCTACTAAGTTAGTGGCATTTATTCGCAGAATCCCAAAATTTGAGTACGACATCGGCGAACTACCTACCAACCTACCAAGTGGTTTGTTAGAGATTGCGCCAACGGCAAAGATTTGGAACACTAACGGCATGATCGACAACCCGGAACGTGAGTTATTGCCGCTTTGGTATGTTGCGACAAACGCCCAGTCAGGAACGCTTAACTATTCGCTCATAGCGCATGGTATGACACCGACGCTTTCAACCGATAAGGTTAGCCAGACGTTAGGCGGCGTTTATGGTTTGGACGTTAAGGACGTTGGCCCGGCGTGCGCATGGGAAGACAGCGACGGCGCAGTATTCGTTGATGCAGACGATAACGTAATATTAATCAAATAACAATTTAATCAATATAAGATTATGGCAAGATACATTAAAGCAAATCCATTGGTTGCACGATACTTGCAACTGGAGAATGACCGTAACATGGTGAGTGATGGCAACTATCTTTTTTGGCAAAATGATATGTTGAAGTTTGGCCCACTAACCCAACTTAACGACATATTGGTTAAGATTGGAGGTATTGCACTTATGCCACATGAGGCGAGAAGTGAGCAGGACGGTACTATTTGCCGGCCTTTGCCAATGGCGACCGATGCACGTTTTCAGCAGCCTATTAAGGCTAACGTTAATGATGCTATCGTAGGCGGCAACACCAACACCGAGCAGGGCGCAGATGGCGAGGGCGAGAACACAGAGAGCACCGACAATGGCGGCAACAGCAACGAGGGCCAGGCCAACGAGGAAAATGCGGAGGACGACCAACAGCCGGAAGCGTCAGAGAGTGAGAAAACAGAAAGTAAAACCAAAAAGTAAGGAACTATGAGCAAAGCGAGTACAACCCGAACGATTAAGTTTATTGCGAAAGCAGGAACTTATACGGCATTGATCATGTGCCCAGATGGTGACATCTACCAAGAATGGGAGGGCACGGAATCCGACGTTACTAAGGTGTTCCCTAACTTTGAACAGACAAAGCCGAAACTTAACTTTGTCTGCATGAGTAGCCGAGTAGCCGAGGGAGTGGCAACGCCTGATAGTATGCAGTACTTTTTTAATGGTACAAAAATCGAGTTTAACGGCGATACGTCAAGCGGCATTTTTGCAGGCTACTTTAAGAAGTTTGCGCCAAGCGGCGACAACATCTACTATGGTTTGCAGATTGTTAAGAATTTGGTAGAAATCGCAGGTTTTGCCCCGGTAACTATCAAAATGGTGGCAGCTATAAGTTATGGCACGCAAAGCGATAATATCCAAGCTACCTATACAATCCCAGTGCAGAAAGCAACAGGTACAAGTTATCGTGTTACCATCGTCGCAGGAGATAACAAGGGCTTTGTTATTACCGACAAGGGCGGCAGTTGCGTTTTAAAGGCGATGGCATACCAGAACTACGAGGAAATCACCAAAGATTTAACCTACGTGTGGGAGAAGATGGGGGCCAGTGGTTGGGAGGTAATCAACGGACAGACCGCCCAGACGCTTACGGTGTCAGGCAGCAGTATAGACACATACGGCGAGTATCGAGTAACTGTTAATCGTAGTGGCATTGAAATCGGTAAGGACATACAGGGCGTTATGGACGCATCCGACCCCTACGACATCGACGCACGCCCAACACCGGAAGACGAGGCGATAAGCGAGGACGAGAGCGGCAACGGCAAAGTAACCTATACGCCGTGGATCGTCAAGCGTGGAACGAACACGCAAGCAATCAAAAATGCTAAGTTTTTCTTTGTCGTGAAAGATGCAGCAGGTGTTTATCTGAATAGCGACAGCGAGCGAAAAACGGCGGTTGCAAGCTATGCCGTAACACGTGCAATGTGTTTGCAGAGCGGTGGAGACATCAGCGTAACGATAACATCAGAAAGTTAAGCCTATGGGTGTGTCAATAACAAGAATAGTTAAGTTTATACGCAAGGGAAAGGGCGTAATTGTCGCCCAATCCCGAAACGTATATAACTATACCTACAAGGAGTGGACGCAGTTCTACGGACTTAGTGGGCGGTCAGTCAATTGGGACGGAATCATAAATGTATCTGATTTTTCCGTGGGCGACACGATGGTTATTAATGGCACGGTATCAGACAAAAAAAGTATTACCATCAGTCTTTACGCTAAAGTAACGGCTATCGACACAAACCGGGCTATAATAACGGCTCAATCACTATACTACATTGCAAGTGGTGAGAATGGAGAAGACGGAAACGATGGCGTAGATGCAATAACCATTGACATTACGCCGCCGATCATTTTACACAAAAAGACGGCCACCAATACCTTATACGCAGTTACCATTAAAGTATTTGAGGGTACAAAGCAACTGATAAGTAGTAACGGCAGCGGGAGCAGCTTTAAGTGTAACGTGGATACATCTAATTTTCCGACGGGCTTAAAAGGTAACACAGTAGCAGGCACAAATGTTTATACGCTTATTTTGGTGGTAGAAGCAAATTCCAATCCAAGCAAAGATATAGCAATATCTATTGTTTGCCGGGGCGTGACGCATAAACGCACCGTGTCATTTAAGACTGTAGCCGATGGGCAACCCGGAGCTAAAGGCGACAGAGGCCCGGCACTACGAGGCCCACAAGCGTGGAGCGATTGCGCCGTAGGCTATATGTTTCAGTCGGGAGTAAGTGGCGAGGAATACAAGGACGTAGTATTGTATGGCAATAACTATTATTCTTGCATCAAATCGCACACCAAGACAGGCAAAGAAACCGGAGCAAATAATACGCTTAGTACCGACTATTGGAAGTTAGCCGACAAACTGGAAATAGTGGCTACAAAGATACTGTTAGCGCAGTACGCTTTAGTCAAAAATTTGGGGGTTGAGGCTATCGACATGAAAGACGCCGACGGTAATATTATCTTTCAGGCGAAAGACGGCAACGTTACTTGCAATAGCGGAACTTTCAAAAACATTACGGTAAAAGGTAATAGTTCTTTTGAGGGGTCAGTGAAAGCCAATATGTTTTATGGCACAGTCAGAAAAGTAACGCCCGGCAGTACATACACAATAGACCCGGTAAGCGAGCCGTACAACTTCTACTATGTGGAGAATCCGACTAAACGGACGTTTATAGTTTTGCCAAAGGCAGCTAACTATGAGGGCTTAGAGATTAATATCTTTACCAAATCGTTGCCGTCGAGTTCTTTAAGTTATCGTACGATCGTTAAAGCACAGGCCAATGACGATCTATATGTTAAGCAAAATGCAGCCATCGTGTCAAGCGACTTAGCGGTAGAAAAAATTAATGTTGGGTACACCAATTTTAAAAATGATAGCGTTACGACGGCAACAGATAGCTACATACGCTTTAAGTGTATTGGCGGCGCATGGTATGCAATTAGCGGACAATTTACAGGAGAATAATTTAGTAATACAATTTAGATTATGGCAGTAAAGAAAACAAAAAAGTTGAGCGGTCAGGCAACAGTAACGACCATCAACACCGATCAGAAATTTCCGGTAACGGACGCAAACGGAAAGGTTACGCTTATTTCATTGGCGAACCTCAAAACCGCTTTGTTGGCAGGTATGAACCTTAACGGCTTATACGATGGTATCTTTATCATGTATCACCGTAAGAGCGATGATTACCCACTCATGGTTAAGCCTCATAAGTGGACATCGTTACAGAACAGCGGTGAAATTGCCGACGGCGTAGTGGTAGTTGAGGGCGGCAAAATCTTAGTCGTAGCCCCTACCGAATCAACTTCTAAGCTAACGTGGAGTAGCGCAGCTATCAGCGGAGGCGGTACGACAACAACCGATCGTGTAACAGCGATGAACGATTGGAACGGTAAGGCGAACACGGCGGCTACAATCAAGGCAAGCAAAGCCGATGCAATCACCAATACGGCGCAGTATGCACCGGGCTACTGCAATCTGTATAGCCGTGCAAACGCTAACGGCAAGGGTTTGACAGCAGGTAAATGGTGGTTGCCATCGTTGGGCGAAATGTTTATGATTTATGCCAACATGACAAAAATCAATTATGCTTTGTCCCTGATTACCGGAGCCACCCAGTTAGTCGAAGATTGGTATTGGACTTCTACCGAGGGCAGTGCTGCCTACGCGTGGATTCTGAGCCTCAGCGACGGTCGTACGGGCAATTGGTGCACTAAGGCCAGCAACACGACCAGAGTTAGGGCAGTGTCAGCATTTATTAGTTAGTTCTTAATTTCTTAGTCTTTAACCTTTAGGTACGGCGAAAGCCGTACCATTATAAGGCAATTTAGTAAACAAGCAATGGCGGTAAAATTAGTTTCAAGTACAAAGATTTATTTAGATGCACGCAAGTTGTTAGACATCATTTTGGATATAGTGCCCAATTTCCCACGTGCCTACAAATTCACTATCGGGGCCAAGCTGCAAGAAATTGGCGTTAATCTGATGCAGGAGATAGCAGCGGCGTACATCAATAAGGACAAAGCCGAGACAGTAAAGCACCTAACCGAGTTTCAGGCAGAGTTTGAGACAATGAAAACGCTAATGAGAATTGCCGGAGAAAGGGAGTGGATAAAAGGCAGAGGAAAATTTGCAAGTATCATCGAGTTAATGGACGAAATAGGTAAACAATCGTCAGCGTGGAAAAACAAAGTAGTTAATACGCTTTGTAGCCAGAATCGGAATGTTACGACAGACCAAGAGCGCAGTTTTCCGTAATAAATGGGGTTTATGCCGTCATTTACGGCTAAGAACAAGATAATAAACCACAGATTGCGGCCAACCGAGAACAGTGCTACCAACGCATGGAATCTGAACCTCAACGACGGTAATACGAACAATTGGAACACTAAGGCCAGCAACACGAACAGAGTTAGGGCAGTGTCAGCACTATTTACAGAAGACAGAAACGTGACAAATGATAATATACAATGGTAACGACAGAGTGGCTTTTAGATGCTTACTTTGATTGCCGTCATAGCAAGAGACGAACAGCAAGCGCAGTTGTTTATGAAATGGACTACGAAAGCCGTTTGATTGCTTTGCGTGATAGAATCAATAACCGAACATACCAACCGGGTAAGTCTATTTGCTTTGTCGTAACACGCCCAAGATACAGAGAGGTATTTGCAGCATCCTTTGAGGATAGAATCGTACACCACTACATAGCTTTGCGCCTAACGCCACTATTTGAAGAAATCTTTAGTGAGCGTACATTTAATTGCAGGAAAGGCAAAGGGCAGCTATATGGTATTAATACGCTGAAAGAAGATATAAGGCAGTGCAGCAATAATTATACGGAAGATTGCCACATTATGAAACTTGACTTAGAAGGTTTCTTTATGAGCATCGACAAAAAGTTATTGGCCGAAATGGTAGATCGCTTTATAGTCAGGTACTACAAGGGCGAAGACATAGACGATTTGCGCTACCTTTGCCGTGTCGTTATTTTACACAGCCCCGAAAAGAATTGTGAACGGCACAGCCCTTTGAGCTATTGGGAGAAGTTGGATAAGAACAAATCGCTATTTACAAATGGTGAGGGTAAGGGCGTAGCCATCGGCAACCTGTTTGCCCAGATATTCGCAAACTTCTTACTTAATACGCTTGATTGGTATATCGAGAATGAGGGTATAAAACATCATGGCAGGTATGTGGACGACTTCTATTGCATCCATAAGGACAAAGAAAAGCTATTGGCGTTAATGCCTAAGATACGTGAGCTATTAGCAAAGTTAGGTTTACGACTGAATGAGAAGAAGTTTTATTTGCAACATTACAGCAAAGGCGTGGAGTTTACCGGGTCAATAGTCAAACCCGGACGTGTCTATACCTGCAACAGAACAATAACAAACTTTGCCGCAGCGGTCAGACGGCTAAACAAGGCTAACAACGAGCGTCAGGTATTACACGCAGTATGTAGTATCAACTCATATTTAGGTTTGCTACGGCATACCAACGAATACGCCACACGTCGCAAAGTGTTAAACATGATTGAGCCGCACGTATTCAAAGAATATGTGTACATCAAAGGGCACTACGAGGTATTGGCAATTAAGAACAAACATAAATTGAGGTATCAAACAATGCAGAGAATTAGAAATGGCGACTACTGATAAAGCACCCATTACCCTATCATCCGATAGGTTGGATATGGACTTATTTAGATTGCTACTTACAAGGTATGTAGTAGTAACAGAGCAGCGAGACGGAAAAGTGATTTATGAACTTAACAGCATCGAGCACCATGCAGGTAATTGAAATAGTAGTATCGGTTATTACCGCTTTGGGCGGTTGGGAAATGATTAAATACTGTATGAATCGTAAAACCAACCGCCGAAAGGAGGAAGCCGAAGCCGACAACGTAGAATTTAACGTTTTGCGCGAGGCTATGGACTTTTTGCAAACTCAACTCAAAGATAAAGAGCAACGATTTGCAGAGCAGACCGATTTAGTGAGAAAGCAGAATTTAGATATTTTGCAGCTCAACAAGGAAAAGGCGCAGTTAGAATTAGACCTACAACGCTATAAGTGTGTAATTAAGGGTTGCACGAAACGTGACCCACAAAATGGTTATTAATATGAGAAAGATTAATGAGATCATCGTACATTGTACGGCAACCGCCGAGGGCAAGAACTTTAAGGCGGCAGACATTGACAGATGGCACAGAGACCGAGACATGAGATGTATTGGCTACCATCACGTAGTAGATTTAGACGGCAAGGTAGAGCCAGGCCGACCAGAAAGCGAGGTGGGGGCGCATTGTCTGAAACACAACGCCAATAGTATTGGTGTGGTGTATGTGGGTGGTTTGGCATCCGATGAGAAGACACCAAAGGACACCCGAACACCACAGCAAAAGGCGGCTTTGGTTAAGTTGCTTACAGAGTTAAAGCACCGTTACCCTAACGCCGTGATCCACGGACACCGAGACTTTGCAGCCAAGGCGTGTCCATGCTTTGACGCTACCAAAGAGTACAAAGACATCAAGTAATAAGCCGATGAAGAAGTTTATAACTATCTGTATGTGCCTGTTAGCCCTGTTTGGGCTGATAGGCTGCAAGACAACAAAAAAGGTGGTATCGGAATCATCCACAACTACAAGAGAGGAAACCGACACCACCAAGTTAGCAACCGATAGCATCCACGTAGGTACTATCAAAACCGACAACCGGACCGCGCTAACGTATTTTAGCGATTGGGGGTATATCGAGTTTGCCAATAACGGCGGTACGCTCACAATCGACACTCTGGGCAACCTGAAAGCCGATGGCGTTAAGTCATACCAACACGGCAAGAAAGCCGCCCAGAAGAAAGCCGAGAATATCACCCAGAGCAAGGACAGCACCGACACCCATAAGCTGCAAGCAAATGGGGTGCAGAGCCGAGGCAAGCAACAAGCTAACAGAGAACCACAGCGACAAGGCGTGAAAGCCTTAAAATGGTATCAGCGTACAATTTACCATATCGGCTTTTTATGTTGCGTAGCAGCGATTATTTACGCTATATTCTTATATCTACGAAGAAAAAAATAAAATCTGTTTTCTGAATAGTGCAAGCCCGGAGCCGACCGAGAGGTTAGCCCGGGCGATTTGCTTTACCCAATACATAGTCTATAACTTTGCGGTTTGCGGCATCTACTTTATTTCTATTGTACTTTATATACACACCTGTAACCTTTGCGCCGTGGGAGTGTCCCAAAGCCTCACTGATAGTATCTTTGGGTATATCCAAGTCGGCGGCATACGTAGCCCAGGAATAACGTGCCCAATACAAAGATAGCCCCTTTTCCAAAGGTTGCATCACTTTTCGGTTATTTCCGGTAAAAACAAAGTTGCCGTTTTCATCCAACCGGGCAGGGCCTATTTTAGCCAGAGCGTTATTAACGCTACCCTGTAAGGCTTTATAGTCTTTGTACCTATCAAAGCAGCGTATAAGGTGCTTTTTGCCCTTATAGCGGTTTATTATCTCCATTGCTTCCGGCTCAATCTTAATGCTATATAGCTTATTTGTTTTGTGTCGGCGGTATTCCAAGCGACCATTAACGATGCTATCTAACGTGCAGTCGGCAAGATCAACCGTATTAATGCCTATCAGATAAAAGGTAAGCATGAACAAATCCCGATATTCAGGATAAAGCCCCTGTAATGGTAAGTCTAATAGTTGTCTCATTTTCTCTATTGGCAAATCCCTCATACGAGTTTCTTCTATCTTAATATGGTAGTGCCTGAAAGGGTCATTAGTCGTTATATCGTGGTCTATTGCCCAGTTAAACGCACGCTTAATAGCTTTCATATACGCCGCTTTCGTATTGACGGATAGCCCAGACATCGACATATAGAAATCATCTAACCACGTAGTCGTTATTTGTTCAAAGTGCAACTTTGTCGGATCATAGCCAAAAGCCTGTATCTTTAACGATGCACTTTTGGTTATCCCCTTAGTGCGATCGGCACGCCCCTCACACATAGACGAAAATACGTCACTAAGTGTAGGTACATCAATGGTGGGCTTTTCCAATTCCAAGTCGGTAAGCATTTGTTTAATTTGCCTACGTGATAATTTCGGCCATTGCCCAGTCTCTTTTAATTCCATGATGCGGTTAGTAACCATTGCGAGCATAGAAACGAGGGCGGCGTTAATGCGCCGTGCCCCTTTGCCTATGTATTGTTGTGTCCGGGCATCCCACTCACCGACCGAGGCATAAACACCAGTACCAAGATAGATGTTAGTGCCGTGCCCTACTATAATCTGGATTGGGTACGTACCATCTTTTAACGCCCTACGAACATCTAAGCGAAAACGAGATTTTGCCATAAGCCCAACTGAAAATTTGCTGAAAATTTGCTGATTTTTGCGCCCAAACCTACCAAGACACACCACATTTCACCCATTTTTAGGGGTTTGGCGCAGTAGAAAAACCCCATTTTAGGGCTGATTATCAGGTGTTTGGCTATTAGAGCCGTGACACCACTTAATAATCCCATTTTGTAAATATTTTAATTGAATTAGTACTTCTTTATCTATTCAGATAATATCAGATAATAAAAAATTCTCGAAATAATTAAAGTTTCAGACCGGATTTTCCTAAAGCACCATATACAACTTTGGCAACCAAAGGCCTACTAGACTCAACATTCAATCCATGTCCCAATCTGCCATAAATAAATGGAACTTCCAATCCTTTAATACAATAATGCGTAATATCCGCCACTAAGTCAACATTATCTATGTCGAATTCTCCTTCTTCCTTGCCTTCGGCATAAACACGTCTGAGAAGTTCTATTTCATCTTCATCAAAGTTTTTTCTTGCCTTTTCCACCATCCATATATTACGGAAGAATTCAGCTCTCAAGTTTCCATTACGCACTACAGTTTCCTTAATCATACTTAAATGCGTATAAATCAACTCAATAATCTTATCCTGTGGTCGGATTTTACTTGTAGCAACCTCATCCAGTTTATCAGAAAGGCGCTCCAATTCAGACTCTATCACAGCATAATACACATCTTCCTTTCTACTGAAATATGTATAAAGAGTGCGACGTCCTTTACCAGAAGCCACAGCAATATCATTCATGGTAGTATTAGCAATACCATTCTTAGCGAATAGTTGTCTAGCGACATCTACCAATTTCTGTCTTGTTTTGGATATTGACATGATCAGATACCTCCATATTGATTTTAGTTGCACAATAATTTATCAATGTGCAAAAGTAGTAGTTTTATTCGACATAAACAAAAAATAAGTGTTAAATCTTTGCACATGGGTAAAATTATTAGGCAATTAAGGAAACAAGAGAGATATAAAACAAAAAAAATGGTAAGAAGAAAACTTCTTACCATCATTTAGTTGCGGCGGCAGGACTAAACCTTCTAACCGCCCAAACTACTAAGATAAGTTGTTAATACCAAGACCAAATTAATATTAATTGTACCTGTTCCTTATTATAGAAGAGTTATTTTACTAACTTTCGTTCGTATTTAGTCTCTATTTTCCTTACTTTCTAACAATTTTATATAATTTTCTAACGTACAGATGCGCTTGTCCTTCTCCAAGATTAACTCTTTTAGATACTGGGATTCAAGCGAAGCATTAGCAATAGCGACCGTGGACATTACATTATTTGAGCCCACAACTGCTCCCGTCCCACTCGAAGCCCAAGATGGTGCGGTAAAGAGATCATCCATAGAGCACTTCAATACATCACGCAGACGCTCAAGAGTATCACTACGGAGATTCTTTGCTTTCTCCAGATGGTAGAGGTCGGTGGATTTACTACCGAACATTTGCTTTTCAAACTCTTTTTTAGTTAATCCAGCATTTGCTATTAACTGTCTGAGTATCTGACCATTAAACATAATTATACCATTTAATTAATAATATTTAACTAACTATCATTAGTAATTTTACTTATTATCGTTAGTCTTTTCTAATTTTTATTAGTAACTTTGCAACAAAGTTAATAATAATATTTCAATTATGGAAGAAAAAAAGCAAAAAAATGATGAGAAAAATTCATTGCTCGACTGGTACAATGAAATTCCACGCAAAAAGAGAAGCAAGTTTATACTTGCCCTCCAACTGAAGTTCGGTATGTCTGCATCTGGCATCTATGACAAAATTAAAAAAGATAACTGGTTGCCATACCAAAAAGATATTGTCGATGAAATTATCAACGAAGGAGCATGGGAAAAATTGTAATAAGATGCAATCATAAGCAACTTGAAGCCATCAACAAAGACTTCGAGGATGCAAATGTCAATGCGGAGGTTTGCTATGGAATTTTCCACAAAGGCACGACTAATGTCGAAATTTCATATGATGATGCAGAGGTTGGCATCGTCGAGGGTATTGTCAAATATAGAATGAAGAACAATGAAAAAGAAGATTAAAATGAAATCTATCGAGGATGCCATCACAGAAAAGTTCCCCGATGTTATCATACACGAAGTCAGAATTAGTGCCAAGTTTGGTATTCGCATACTTGGCACTATTCCTGCCCAAGACGAATATGATAAAGATCATATCGTAGAATGGACTGGGGACGGAAGAGCCTCAGAGTGCTACATCGATAGCAGAGACTACAGGGAAATTGCTTGGAACGAGGAGGAGCAAAGACCAGAATATATCAAAGCCAAGCTTCTCATCCACAACGATAGATTTAACGTACAGGTAGATGCCTCCAAGTAAATGTCTAAGTTGCCCAATAGGGGTGAACTGTATCAATGGAAGATACTGTCCCCTATTTCGCAGATATGTAGAGCATAAATCTGAACCACTTGGATGCACCCCAAAAAAAATTAGCGATTATGAAAGCAATAATAACGTTAGAAACAGGCTATAAGGTTATCTGTGATATCCTTACCCCCCACACCGTAAAGAGCGTGAGACGCAGGCCGAGTACGAAAGACGTTTTGTCTCGGAACTCAACCTGTCCCAACCAAATGCTGTCAACAAAGTCATAAAGTGTCATATTCTAAGGCATTAAGTCTATCGACAGTAAGTATTTTGTTTTGAGCTTGCTTTGCAATAACTTTGCAAGCGAATTTTAATAAGGGAAAAGAAATATGATCAAAGCAGAACAAATTTATCAAGCGACAAATGACGGCCTGGACATTATCTTCGCACTATATCCAGATGCTAAAAATTGCTTCGCTAAATACTGTATCAATGGCAATGTCAAAAAACACTTTGCTATAAGAAACGAAAAGACCCCTTCCTGCAGCATCAAAAAATACGATGCTTGCTGGAAGGTGACGGACTTTGGAGGCGAAGGTGTAGCAGAATCACCTATCGACCTCTATATGAAAGAGAAAAACATCAGTCGCTTTCCTGACGCTATCCTACGATTGGCTGCAGAGTTCAACGTCAGCGACGAGTTGAAGAAGGATGTCAACAAGCCAACCTTCGCTGAGCGAGATGCCACCATAGAGGAGAAAGACGGCACTCGCATATTTGAACTCAAGGAGAAGTTTACCGACAATGAGCTGAGTGTACTTGGTCCAAACGTCAAGCAGGAGCATGTCGATGCGCTCAACTGGCACTCTGCCAAATGGATTGGCTACGTAAAAGACCGCAAGGTTAAAATCAAGTACAGTAATGAGCACTATCCGATATTCATGCGTGAGTGCCTTGTATCTCCGGCTTCAGGCGATAAACCGGAAGTCAAGTTCTTTAAGATATACGAGCCTCTTAACTATCAAAAGCAATGGCGATTCTCTTATACACCTGAAGGTATAAAACCAAAATCATACATCAATGGGCTTGCCGAGCTGAAAGCAGCTTACCACGAATTTAACAGACGTGAGGAGGCCGAATACAACAAGACCAACACCGATGAGTCCAAGCCTTACAAGGAAAAGAAGTTACCTGAAGCTTTCATCTGCAGTGGAGAGCGTGACAGTCTCTGTTGCCGATCCTTGGGCTACCACCCTCTATGGTTCAACTCCGAGACTTACAAGTTGAGTGAAGAAGAATACAAAGAAATCATGAAATATGTCGAGGTTCTCTACAATATACCAGACATTGACGAGACGGGCATTGCTAAGGGTACAGAGTTAGCTCTGCGCTTCATCGATGTTCATACAATATGGCTGCCTTCATGGCTTCGTACTTACCATGACAACCGTGGTAAGGGGCGCAAAGACCTACGAGACTGGATGGAGTTGCGCAATACACGCAAAGACTTCCGCAATCTTATGACACTTGCCATGCCAGCTCGCTTCTGGGTGAGCAAGCTCAACAAAAAGGCCAACACCTGGGACCATTACATTGACACTGCGTGCCTCTATAATTTTCTTCGCCTCAATGGTTTTTACACCTTACATGACGACAACTCCACAATTACTAAGTATGTTCGCATCACAGGCAACATCGTCAAGCTCATAACAACAAGAGACATCCGAGAGTTCTGCCGTCAATGGGTCATCGATAGAGCTGAAAAGCGAGATATCCTCAACCTGGTTCTGAATACCCCGAAGCTCTCCAGCGCTGCGCTCGACTCACTGCAAGAGATTACGTTAGACTTCACCAGCTACACCAACCACTCACAACTATTCTTCTTTCCTCGAGTCAGCGTAGAGGTCAGCAAGGATGGCTTGACTGAGTATCAGCGTGAAGGCAGTTCGTTGAAAAACTACGTGTGGCAAGAGAATGTCATCGATCACAACTTCAAAAAGTTAGACGACATGTTCGCTATCTCTCGCACCATAGATGAGGATGGAAGACCGAAGTTTGACATTGAGATCAAAAGCGTGAAATCCCATTTCTTCGGATACCTCATCAACGCCTCACGCACCTATTGGCGCAAGGAGCTGGAGTATGCTTTCGAGGACAAAAGTATTGATGAAAAGGAGGCTTACCATAAGGCTCACCTCTTCGATATAGCAGGCGTTGGTCTCGCCGACACTGAGATCCAGGAGCAAAAACAGAATCTGATAAACAAGATTTTCACATTCGGCTATATGCTCCATCACTACAAGGCACCATCAAGAGCATGGGCGCCAATGGCCATGGATAATAAAATCGGCGAGAATAACGAGTGCAACGGTCGTTCCGGCAAGAGTTTCTTCTTCAAGACCCTCTCCTTGCTGATGAAGACTGTTAAACTTTCCGGGCGCAACCCGAAGCTGATGGACAACCCTCATGTCTTCGACCAGGTTACCCAGCACACTCAAATGCTGTTGCTTGATGACTGCGACCGATATCTCAACACAGGTCTCTTTTACGACAACATTACTTCAGATATGACAGTAAACCCTAAGAATAACCAAAGCTTCACGATTCCTTTTGAGGATAGTCCGAAGATTGCTTTCACCACTAATTATGTGCCTGCAGACTTCGACCCATCCTCAGAAGCAAGATTGCTCTATATGGTGTTCTCAGACTATTACCACCAGCGCACAGAAGAAAACGACTACCAGGAGACACGTAGCATCCGTGATGACTTCGACGAGGATCTGTTCTCAAAGACATACACCGAGGATGAATGGAATGCGGACATCAATTTTTTCCTGCAGTGCTGTCGTTTTTATCTCTCCTTGGCCAATGAACCCATCAAGATCATGCCACCGATGGATAACATCATCAAGCGCAAGTTCAAGGCTGACATGGGCGTTAACTTCGAGGATTGGGCTGCTACTTACTTCTCAGAGGAGAGCGAGCGACTCGACAAATTCATCGTGAGAGAGCGTGCTTTCAACGACTTCAAGCAATTCTCAGGCATCAATAAGGCGACAACTCAGAGCTTCACCAAGAAGCTGAAGGCGTTCGTTGAGTTGTGTCCTTACATCAAAGAGCTGAATCCAGAGGATCTCTGCAACAGCCAGCATCGCATCATCAGACGCGATCCGGCCAATCCAGATGGCAGCCCTGTTGAGATGATTTATCTCAGAAGCAAAAAGAGTGATGTTAAAAAAGAGGATACTCAAGCAAACCAAGGTGATATACAACCCACCATTCCTTTCAACATGACAGACGCAGGTGGATGTACTGACCCTTTCTGACCATCTATAAATAAAAGAATAGATAGCCCCAAGTTATAGTGCAAAGGTACAAAAAATATCTGAATTATGCAAATATTTTGAGCTAAATTTTCAAGCAAATTTTGCTGATTTTATAATTCTTTTCCCATGTTACGAGGGAGCGGTGAGCATTGGCCCATCGCTCCCTTTTTCTTTGGCCAGGACCTCCTCACCAATCGTTCTGACCGTCGCCCCTACTCTCTTTTCACGCCCATGCCGTTGTTTTCCCCACACCCCTTTCTTTTATTTTATACAAATCCTTTGTAACTCTGTAACAGAATGTTAGCAAAAAAGATAAATAACTGACAGATAGGGAGTTAAGCCACATTTGCGGTGTTTACAAAGTTGCGTTACAACTACTTTACAAAAATTTTCAAGTTTGTAACAAGCCCATTCTAATACTGGTTATTAACTCTGCGATTTGTCTATGTAACAAAACCGAAAGTGTTACATTTT